ACTAAGACAAAAATTTAACTATTTAAATGAACTAAGAAAAGAAAACGCTTGGAACATTCAAAACGGGAAAGAAATATCTTATCAAACTGAGGCTCTTTATAAGTATATAGACGAAAACGGCGAATTGGGTTACTATGATGACGGAGTTAGTGAAGAAGAAGTAGTTGAAGACAAATATTTTATTTATCCTGAAAAATATCATCACTATGGTGGTAAAATGTTTACATGGTTGGGTGATGACAAACACGAAGCAGAATACATTGTTTATAATGAAGACAAAATAGAAGAAGGTGCTAGAGAAGCAATACAATCAAGAATTGATGAACTTGGTTATGAGGCATTTAGTGATTGGCTTTGGGAAGATAACTTGGATAATGATTATGTTAGACGTTTTTTAAGTGAGTATATTTCAGAATCGGTATATGATGACCCTGAAAATTGGGGGTTAGAAAAACAACTATCTGACAATCAAGAAAAAATTATTACGGTATACAAACAAAAAATTGAAAAATTATCCCAAAAACTACAAAGTGAAGATTTAGATAGTGAAAGTACAAAAGAATTATACTCTGAAATGGAAGATATCTATACCATAATAAAGGATATTGAAGAAAGTCCTGAAGGTGGTTATGATGAAGATGATATTGAATCAGTAATAGATTCATACGTCGATGATAATGAAGATAATTTCGTTTCATTTATAAGAGACCAAGGTTTTGGTAACGAAGAAATTTTGAATTTTGTGGATATTGAAGCGATTAAAGATTATATAATTAGAAATGATAGTTGGGGGGACATTATTGGAAGTTATGATGGAAGCGAAGAAGAATATAACATCAATGGACACATCTATATTGTAATGAGATACAATTAATTTATTTACAGACCAACTTATTTTATTATTTTTAATTTTATGGAGACAAACTGGGTATTTCAAGAACCTATCGATTTTGAACACAAACAATACGTTATTTTAGATTATTTACAAAAAGTAGATAAACAACTTAATTCCTTAAAGTTATATCCAAACTTTCAACAGATTTCTTTTCATTTGGCTAACATCAATTTAATTATTGAAAAAGGTCAATATCTAACATTAAACAGGACAATCAAAGACCCAGATGATGAAATATTAATTTCAGATTTGATTGCAAACGAAGTTCCACTTTTTACAAGAGAAGAAATAGGTGAAATCTATAATAGTTGTGTTTTTTCTTCCGATAAGTTAAAAGACTACTTTAATCAAGCAAAGGCTATTTGGGAGGTTGCAAGTGATACGATTGCAATTGAAGCAATACAAAATCAAAAAAACATAGAATCAAAACAAGGTCTTTTCATGATAAAAGATAATGAAGTTAATCATTTGTATGAATTTGTGATTAAACCAATTAAAAAGAATGGTGAAGAAACAAAGTGTATTATAAAAAAAGTTTGTACTTGTGATACCGATGATTTTGAAGACAAATTGAAAGATGTAAAAAAACCATTGATTAAAAATATCAGTGACCCTGAAGTGTATAAAGACTTAATTGTTTTTACTATTTATCACTCAAACCAATTTCCATTCAAAGAAACCATTTTACCTTTAGCTAAAAGAAAAGTGATGAATTATATGATACAATCTAAATTTATTTCAAAAAAAAATTTGACAAATAAAACACAATAAGTTAATATTAGACTATGGATTTAGGATTATACGAAATTTTAAAAAATTTATCAAAAGAATACCCAAACGATATGCAATTTGGGACAAAAGTTAGAACCATTTTAAACGAAATGGGTGGTAATATCAACATAGACTTATTAAGTACTTTAGCCGGAAAACAAGAAATGGAAACGTTGAAAGAAAAGATGGAACCAACTGAAGAAGAGATTTTAAAGTTAGAAGAATTTTTAAGTAACATCAAAACAAAAGAAGATGGGATTCAATAAGAGATTTTTGAGTAAACAACATATCTTAAACAACCAACATCACATAATGAAATACCTTGACGCCGACGCTGTTTTTACAACCGACGAGTTTTCTCGTGCGGTCTATAGGTTATTTAATAGTGGTGCGGATGAAGAAACAATAATCAACTATATAAATAATAATAAATGAAAGTTAAATTAGAATACATTTGGCTTGATGGTTATAAACCTGAACCAAATTTAAGAAGCAAAGTTAAAATTGTAGACTACGAATCAATTAAAAATGTAGTACAAGTTGGTAAGTTACCGATTTGGAATTTTGATGGGTCATCAACAAATCAGGCAGATACTGGTAATTCCGATATGATATTAAAACCGGTTAGAGTTTATACAAAATATGGGTTCCCATTAGAAAACAGTACGGTGTATGTTTTATGTGAAGTTATGGATTCAGAAGGTATGGCACATGAATCTAATATGAGAGCAAAATTAAATGAAGAAGAAGAAGGTCTTTGGTTTGGTTTTGAACAAGAGTATTTTATCCGTGAAGAAATTAATGGAGGAATTTTAGGACACAAAAGAAACATACTTAAAGGTCAGGGAGAATATTATTGTGGTGTAGGTCACAATGTTGCTGGACGTGATTTTGTTGAGGACCATTTAAATATGTGTTTAGAATATGGTATTGATATTACTGGTACAAACGCTGAAGTTGCATTAGGACAATGGGAATACCAAGTATTCTCAAAAGGTAAATTAAAAGGTGGAGATGACCTATGGATGAGTAGATATTTTTTATATAAAATTTCTGAAAACTATAAGTACCACATTGATTTACACCCTAAACCACTTACCCATGGCGAATGGAATGGTTCAGGATTACACACTAACTTCTCAAATAATAAAATGAGAAGTGAAGGTGGTTATGAATACTTCTTAGCCATTTTTAATTCATTTGCATCAAGACACGAAGAACACATTATGGCTTATGGTTCAAACAATCACTTACGATTGACTGGTGGGTTTGAGACACAAGCAATTGATAAATTCAGTTGGGGTGTATCTGATAGAGGTGCGTCAATTAGAGTTCCACAGGACACAGCAAATGAATGGAAAGGGTATGTTGAAGATAGAAGACCGGGTTCAAACGCCGACCCATATAAGATTATCAGAGAAGTTTCAAAATCATTAGATACTGCTGAAGATATTTTAGAAATTAAAACCAACATGAAGTCTAATATTAACCTATCGGGATTGAGTGAAAAATATAGAACTTTATCAAATGACGAATTATTAAAAGAATATAGAGAAGAATAATGGAGAAAGAATGTGTATGTGGTGGAACAGGACCTTGCCAGTGTCCAACACCAAAAGTAGAACAAGTAAATCACCCACAACATTATGGTGGAGAAAATAATCCTTACGAAGCAATCAAAGTAATCGATGCTTGGGAATTAGGGTTTAGTTTAGGAAACACAGTAAAATATATATCACGTGCAGGAAAAAAAAGAAAAGACAAGGAACTTGAAGACCTCAGAAAGGCCCTCTGGTACCTCCAACACCACATCGAAACCCTTGAAAAGTAAAACGGGTCTTGATAAGGAAATAAACATATTAGATGCAATAACAACACCAAACGAATTAATCCGTGAAACCTCTATTAACTTTATGTGGGGGTTTCTTGGAAATTCAATTGTTGTATTTGCGGCAAAAGAACTGGACTTTTTAGTTTTAATAAACTACATTGTTTATTACATACTAATATCATATATTGTGAATAGAAAAAAATATGAAACAATGTTAGGTAAATTTATAGTATTACCGGGGTCTGCCGCAATTGGTGCATTCACAGGTTATAAGTTAGCGCAAATAATAGCACAAACAATTTAGAAATGAAAGAGTGGAACCCAAATGACTATCAAGGACGAAGTAGAGACCATGTTGAAAGAAACTATAGAGTGTTTGCTCTGTTTTTAGTTTTAGCTTGGTTATCGGGGACCATTATTGTCTTATATAAAATAATTGATTACATTTTTTAATATGAAACTAACGGAACAACAAAAAAATCAAATCCTTAATCAATATGAGGGTTTAAAAAATGACGAACAGACACTTGGTGAAATACACGAAATAATTGTGGATTTTTGTTTAGATGAGGAAGTTATCGACTTAACAGATGATGATAACGGAGACCTATTTGAAGAGTTTTCAAATGAAGTTTGGGATTTATTAGAAAGTATAAAATAAGAAAATGATAGAAACTGGAAAAATAATTAACGGAGATTGTATTGAGGTGATGAAGACATTACCTGAAGGATGTATTGACTTGGTTGTTACAAGTCCACCTTATGGGGTTGGAATTGCTTACGATGTTCATGATGATGATTTGGAGTTCACAGAGTATGTTGAATTTGCTAAAGCTTGGTTAAGTGAGGCGTATAGATTATTAAAAGATGATGGACGCATTGCTTTGAACATCCCATACGAAATCAATAGACAGAAAAAAGGTGGTCGTATCTTTTTTGTATCTGAGATGTGGCAAATTATGAAAGAGATTGGTTATGGTTTCTTTGGTATTGTCGACCTTGAAGAGCAATCACCACACAGAAGTAAAACCACAGCTTGGGGTTCATGGATGAGTCCATCAAGTCCATATATCTATAACCCAAAAGAATGTGTAATTTTGGCTTACAAAAAACAACACATTAAAAAAGTTAAAGGTGAACCACAATGGAAAGGAGTTCCAACCGAAATTGAACAAGAGGACGGAACATTAAAGAAAAAAACAATTTATGAGGAAAACGATAAGAAAGAGTTTATGGAACTTGTGTTTGGTCAGTGGAATTACTTTGCAGATACTAAATCACTCACCAAGGCAACGTTCTCGA